ACGTGTGTTGCACATTGGTGACATCAATACGGGAACCGACCCCCGCTTTTCGCTGGTGCGAAATGCTGGCGCAAGTCAGGTGCAAACACTTTATGACGATGGCGTGACGCTACGTTCCGGCAACGCTACGCCGTCGCCTACTCCCGTGTTGCGCGACATCATTGAGCATCGCGGCGTGCTTTCGTCATCGTGGGTGCCGTCAAGTGGCATCAGCGTTAACGGCGGAGTCGAGCAGACGGGCACGACGACTGCCTCTGGCCCTGCAACGGCGTGGGCTAATCCGCGCCTCTATATTGCTGGTCACGCGGACCACGATCAGTTCGCCTACACCCACATCGCGGTGGTCCCGGGGGTGCAGTCGATGGCGGAGATGCGAACGATCGCGGGGGTGTCGTAAATGGACGAGTTGATTGTCGCCACCGCTGGCACCGGGGTCGCCCGCACCTCGCACTACGTCACCCCGACGGGGGCCAGCGCCCCGATCCAGACGCTCCTGCTCGAACCCCAGCGGACGAATCTCTGTATTCGGTCCGAGGAGTTCGATACGTGGACGCTGGCAAGCGCAACCGTCACGGCGAACACGACGACGGCACCAGACGGCACCCTCACGGCAGATACGCTGAGCGTCACCTCTTCCGGTGGCGGCATTTATCTGGTCGTCACGTTTACGGGCGACGGGGAAAAATGCGCTGCGATGTTTCTGCGTGCGGGCACCGCCACCAAGACTCGCCTCACGATTAGAGACCAGTCTGTGGCTGTGAACCGCCACGTGGTTGACGTCACGTGGACCGCTGGCGTTCCGACTCTGGCGACAGTTGCAGGCGCAGGCACACTGTACCCGGTCGAAGCACTCGCAAACGGCTGGTATCGCATCCTGTTCAGCGCAACGGGCGTTGTGGCGGCCAATGTGCATCGCTACCTCATTACCGACAATGAGGTGGTGACTGGAACGGTCGGGCTCTGGGGCGCACAGGCCGAGAACGCCATCGTTCCGTCAAGCTACATCAAGACGCAAGCCACGACGGTCACGCGCAACGCCGACAGCCTCTACTTCCCGTTCACCGCGCCGCCGCAGGCGATGACGGTGTATGTGAGAGGGGTTGAGAACAATCGTGCAACAGACGCACTCGCCGGTCAACTTGGTATTGTACAGATTTCAGATGCGGCAGGAAATGACGCATACTTTGCATTGATTAACCGAACCGGTTCTGCTGGGTATTCGAGCCTACACGACCCCGCCGCGCTTTCTATTTCTGGCGCAGTTGGAACTACGGTAACGCGGGGAGACTTGGTAGAGTTTGCTGGTGGAGTCCGAGCAAGCGGCGCGGCATTTCTGAGTATTAGTGTCAATGGTGGCGCGACGACATCAGGCGCTGACGGCACCGCGCAGGCATTTGCGGCAACGTGGTCTGGGCCGAGACTTTATCTGAACTCGCAGGGTAGCGTCAATCCCGGCCAGTTTGCTTTTACCCACGTCATCGTCGCTGCCGGTGAGCAGACGATGGCGACGATGCGTTCTCTCGCAGGAGTTGCCTGATGCGTCCTTCGATGATTGTCACCCTCCCCGTCACCGCGCTCCCCGAGGAGCCCACGGCGGGCTACGTCGTCCTCGGGGTCGTGGACGGCCTCGCGTACGTCCACCTCGCGCCGTATGCCGAGCCGCAGGAGGTCTACTTCCGCGACGGGGCGTTGAGCGCGGAGCCGAACGGCGGACAGGCCGGGGTGCTGGAGACGCCGCGCCCCGCGTTTGCGGAGGGGGCCGAGGTGTTCTACGATCCCGCGCCCGCCGCGTTCCGGTGGGACGTGTTCGCCGCCGCGCATCCGGACCTGACGACAGAGCAGACGAGCTGGTTGGGCGAGGCGCGTCCGCCGAAGCTGATGGCTCATCAGTGGATGGGCGAGTGAGCCTCGTCATCCACAGCCTTTGGGCGGCGGTGGCGGTGTACTTTGTGCATACCGCCGCTGGCGTGGTGCGTGAGTTCAAGGCCGCGCCGGTGGCACCGGTCCTGCCCCCGCCGGTCGAGATTCCCGAGGATTTGGTGGCCGTGGCCAACCAGGAGCGGGAGCCGTGGGCGCAGGAAGAGGTTCTCCGGTCCATTCGGGAGCGGTATGAGGACCTCAGGGACTGGAATCGGGTTCGGAGCGCCTTTGGCGTCGGGAGAATCGGGTAAATGACGAGTCCGTATATCGAGTCGCTGCTGGACGACGTGGCGGTGCGGGCGATGGAGGGGTTTTCCAACGATCCCGCCACGCCGAATGACGAGGTTGCGCCGAATCCGCCGGAGGATACGGGGGCGACGGTCGAGGAAGACATCGCAGCGCTCCAGCGGGCGCTGTATGGCGCGGATTACCCCGGGGCAGACCCGAATACCGCCGACGATATGCAGGCGTGGGCCTCGTGGGGCCGGGGGCTGTGGGAGTCTCGGCGCGAGGCCGTGCAGATGCACCTCCACTTGGTGGAGCGGAACCGGCTGTTCCGGGCTGGTCAGCAGTGGATTTCGGCCAATGGGCTGGGGCCGTGGCGTGAGCCGGCCCGTCCGCGGGATGCGGCTCGCGTGGTCTACAATATGATCGACAAGGCGCTCGACCAGCGCCTGCAGATCCTGATGGACCAGAAGCCGGGCTTCTCGGTGACGCCGACGACGCAGGACCCGGACGATAAGCGCAAGGCGCAGGCCCAGCAGCTGTCGCTGGAGTACCAGTACGAGCAGATGCTGATGCCCCGGCTGGCTCGGGAAGCGGCGTTCTGGGCTCAGACGGACGGCGTGAGCTTCTGGCACCTATTCTGGGACCCGGACAAGGGTCCGTGGGACGAGCGGCTGGGGATGGCTCCGGGCCAGAAGAAGCCGCTGGGCGACCTCGGGTGCCAGACACTCCGCGTGGAGCAGGTCCGAGTGTCCCCCAACGCGACGGTGTCGCAGGCCCCGCATTGGGTGGTCATCCGCGAGGTGATCACCAAGGCTGAGGCCGCGTTCCGCTACGGCGTGACGGGGCTGGAAGCGGCGGATACCACGATGATGTCGGGTAACCAGCCGACCTATAGCGGGTCGGAGGGCATTGGCGCGTGGGTGCTGACGCAGACCACGATTGGCGAGGGCCAGCGGCTCCGCGACGAGGACGTGACCGAGCGGTTCACGGTCTACGTCGCTCCGCACCCGGACGCCCTCCCTGAGGGTCTGCACCTCATCATCGTGGGGGACACGGTCGTCTTCGGCCCGTCGCCCCTCCTCTGGAACGCCATCCCCGTGGTCGCGGTACGGGACGGCTCCAGCGATCCGTCGTACTACCCGCGCCCGGTGGTGGAGCAGTGGCTCGACCACCAGATGCGCGTGAACGCCCTGTTGTCCAAGTGGGTCGAGAACATCCGCGTGAACGCGGGTGGGCGGTTCCTGACCCGGCCGAACGCGATTGCCACCGAGACGTTTATGGGTGGCGTGACCTCGATGATTGAGATTCGGGGCGCGGGGCCGATGTCGGACTCCATCCAGCCGGTGCAGGGCTTCTCGGTCGGGCAGGACGTAAAGGAGGCGCTGGCGCTGGAGAAGACGGCTTTTGAGGACGCCTCGGGCTGGAACGCGGTCAGCCGCGGCCAGGTCACCGGGGAGTCGGGCCGAGCCATCATCGCCAGCCGTGAGCAGCTGGAGCGGGTGTTCAGCCCCGCCGTCAACGCGCTGGCGCAGGCGTTCACGGACTGGTGCAAGGTGGCGATGGCGGGGATGGCGTGGGGCTACGATGTCCCGCGGGCGCTGGGCGCGGTCGGCAAGGGCCGGCCGGACCTCGCTCGGGCGGTGTCGTCCACGGACCTCGACGGGCAGTCGGATGTCCGGGTGGAGCCCGCGACGCTGATGCCGATGCCGATGGCCTTCCGGCTCTACCTGCTCGACAACTGGCTGCAGTCGGGCATCATTGATATCAAGGAATACCGCCGTCGGCAGATGTTCGCCGTGGCGCGGGATATGTCCAGTCCGGACGAGGATCAGGAGGCACGGGCCAAGCGGGTGGCGGACGCCATCCGGATGGGCGCGATGGTCCCCGAGCTTCGCTGGCAGGACAACGAAGCGATTCATCAGGACGTACTGGAGCGGGAGATTCTGCTTCAGGACGACTTGGACCCACAGATTATTGCCGCCGCGCAGGAGCGGTGGACGGCCTTGGCGAATCAGGCCGCACAGAAGCAGGGGGCGATGGCTCCGCCGATGGGCGGGGCACCCCCGGCTGGCCCCGGTCAACCGACCGGTGTGCCCTCCTTCCCCGCGGGACAGCTGCCGCTGGCCAGCAATAATCCGCCGATTGGGGCCCTTGGGGCCCTGCAGGAGGCCCAGATGGGCCAGTCGCCGGATCAGATGTTGGCGGGCCAGTCCGACACCCTGTCGCGCCAATTTTAGGAGCTGGACCGATGGACATTCAGCAAGCTCTGGCCGACGCCGCGTCGGCGGCCCTCGCGGACACCACCGCGAGCGCCACCCCCACGCCCGCCGTGCCGGCTCCCGCTGACACGCAGGACGACACCCCAGCCGCTGCGGCGGTTGAGGCCCCGGAAGATACCACGGCAGTCACCCCGGAAGACACCACGGAAGACGCCGAGCCCTCTGAAGCAGAGGCGACCGAGGAGACGACCGAGGAGGCCACACCGGAGTTGCCGGGTGGCTATGTCGCGGTGCCGACGGTCACCGAAGGGCTGGCGACGGAGTTCACGCTCAAGGATGCCGAGGGTGAGGTCGAGGTACCGGACCTCATCGTCGAGTACAAGGCGAACGGCAAGGTGCGGCAGGACCGCTTGGATAAGGTGGTCAAGCTCGCCCAGTTCGGCGTGTACAACGAAGAGCGCGAGCAGAAGATGCAGCAGGCGGAGCGGGACGCGCTGTCGCTCAAGTCGGAGCGTGAGGAGCTGTCCCAGCTCATTGAGGAACGGGAGGCCCAGCTGGAGCGCCTTCTGACCGACGAAGATTATTTCTTGGCCGTGCGGGACGCCTTCTCGCAGGAGAACTCGCCGGAGCGGCGAGCCCAGCGGGCCGAGCAGCAGGTGAAGGACCTCCGGGTGCAGACGGAGATGCAGCGCATCACGGAGGCAGGACAGCAGTTCTACACGGGGGAGGTGCAACCGGCGATCCAGCTGATTGCAGAGGCGCTCCCCTCCGTGTCGCGGCAGGAGTTGGAAGAGCGGATGGCGTATGCCATGCAGCTGCACGCGGCGGTCGCCCCGAACGGGCAGACCTATCTCCCCGCGTCACAGTTTGACGCCGCTCGGCAGTACATCGTGCAGGACCTGGCAATTTGGGCCCAGATGCAGCATGCCCGGCGTAGTGAGTCTGCCCCTTCCCCGCAGGTCAAGGAAGCGCAGGCCGCGGTCGCCAAGGCGCAAGTCGAGGCACAGAAGGCCAAGCGGGCGGTGGGGCAGGCCACGAAGCCCGTGGGTCGTGCGGCGAGCAATACCCCGGCCAAGCCCAAGGCCGCCAAACCGGCGACCGTGGATGACGCCCTCGATTCCGCGATGTCGGAAATCATGGCGTCCATCCGTTAACCTCTAGTTTTCCACACACACTCTCATGCCGAATCCTACCGTTATCACGGATGCGGAACTCACTGGTCTGCTGAAGAACGTTTACAGCCAGTTCCGCGAGAAGGTCCAGAACCTCGTTACCCCGCTTCTTGCCCAGCTGGAGAAGGGTCGGGCGGGCGGCCCCCGCAACATGCGCTGGGGCGGCAACAACGTGTTTTTCGATGTCGTGACCGGCCGTCCGGCTGGCGCGACGTTCTCGTCGGCCGGGTACTTCCCGCCTGACACCACCGCGACGGAAGTGCAGGCGAACGTCGGCGTGGTTCGTGCGTACACGACCCGCCAGATCGACGGCCTCGCCTTCGTTGGCACGCAGTCCAAGGATGCCGCTTTCACCACCATCGCCAAGAAGACGATGGAGGAGATCAAGGAGGCGTCCACCCTGCTCATGCAGCAGGCGCTCCACAATAAGGCGGATGGCGTCGTCGCCCTCATCGGCACGGCTTCGTCCACCACGAGCATCATCGTGTCGTCCCCCTACGGCGTGAGCGGCGCGGGCCAGGGCTCGCTCCTCCTCTCCGTGGGTGACTACATCGCGGTCCTCGACACCTCGTCGTCGGACGCGGTGCTCGGCCGCTCGGCCATCACCGCCATCAGCAACAGCGGCGACAACGCCACGCTGACGCTTGGCACGGCCATCTCGGGCATGGCGGCGACGGACAAGATTGTCAAGGCGACCGCCTCTGACACCTCGTTCAACAGCGCTATGAACGGGCTCATCAACATCACCAACCGCGGCGGGTCGTATGCCTCGCTGCACAACATCTCGGCCTCCACCTACGGCATCTGGGACGCGACGCGCCTCGTGGCCGGCACGGATACGCCGGATGCGAACCAGCCGACCGAGTCGGACATCTGGGACCTTATCCAGAAGATCTCTGGCCGCAGCGGCAAGGACGCGATGGTGCGTCCGAAGGACTTCCTGCTCATGACGACCCCGGGCCTCGCCAAGAAGCTCATGGAGTCGATGGTCGGGCAGCG